TCAAACTCAAAGTCGTGAGGTGATTTGAGCGTTTTACTGACAAACTTTCCAGCCTCCTCGGTCAAATGAATGGTTGCTTCCAATGCTTCTTTGCCTTCCAAGGGTTTACCAGTCTCAGGATCTTTGGGATGAAATGCAATGAATAACGAATCTGTATCTCCATAGACAATCTTTGCCGCCGACCTTGGATTTCCAGAGTCTGGGCCATAAAACTTCTCTATGGCCGCTTTACTATACATGATTTGTTTGCGACCATACGCAGTTACAGATGCGGCCAATGCCTTCAAACGAACTTTGAAGGTTCCAGAACCAAGTTGACCATACAAGCTATTGGCAGTCAGCTTATACGCTAGCTGCTCGGCATCCAACAGCGCCTTTCGAAAGGGATCCTTTTCCTTCTCTCCTTCTTTGCGCTTTGCCTTACGAGCAGCCAACAGACCAGCCACAATTTGTGGAATAGTTCCAGGTTTATCTTGGGCATAGCGACATACACGGGTTCCAGATTTGAAGGTTCGTTTGACTTTGCGCGTATCTTCAGGATCTTCGCGCATTACGTCATACTCAATATCCGTATAACGAACACCTTCCAAATTATCATACATATCAGATCCATATACATGACTCAACAACTTTCCAGAATCATCATAATCTTTTACCCAAACAAGAGTGTCATGGCTAATATTTTCAGAAATAATGGTGGAGGGATACAGGGACGCAAAGTCTGCGACTCCAACAGGGACTGTATAGAATCCTGGAGTAGGATCAAGTACAATCGCACCTTCGTAACTTTCGAAATCACTATGATTGGTGGAGAGTACTTGAATAGATTGCTCTCGTTCATAACAATACTTGAACATAAGACTCTCGATTTTCACACCCTGACCGCGCAAGAAGATGTAGGATACAGGAACACTACAAACATTTGCCATAGACATGGCATTTGTAAATACATCTAGCTTCTTGAATAAGTCAAGTACAAGCTGACAATCTTGAATACAATAACGGGCAATCACTGCTCGTTCACTAGGACCTTCGCCGTGCATTTTAAACATTTCTTTGGGCGACAAGTCATCTTTTACAACAGCCCATGTTGCCACTTCATCGACTAATACATCTTCTGGAAGACTTACAACAAGATGCCCTTCCGTGTACTCCAATACATCCAACTTTTCACACAAACTATCTCCGCCAGCATTCAATAGAACAACACTACGTCCTTTTGCCACGTCTTGCTTTGTAGAACCGATTGTAAGTTCCCACGCATCGACCTTTTCTGCTATACATTTTACGGATTCTCCCAAGAAATTGCGCGCCGTATCGTCGAGTTTGTAGGAGGGAAGAGGATATCCACGCTTAATATAATGATACAAATCGACACGAAGACGACCAGATGTATTCCACAAGTACAGGAAGTTATCTCCCATTGCAGAGGAGCTCAAGCGCTTTTCTTCTAGTTTCATCTCGCCTCCTTCTTCAAAGAGTTTATTCAGTTGTTGAATCTCAGGTTCCTCTTGAATTCCGAGCTGTTCACAGCGTTCCCAGACATATTTTTCATCAAAACCAAATATATTGTATCCCATAAAGATATCAATATCTTGTTCTCCAATCCATTCGAAGAACCCCAATAGCATAGCCTTTTCCGTTTTATAGACATGAACTTCTCCTTCAGGAATCTTGTCACATGTTCCAAGTACAAAGATATGTTTTACTGTTTCGGAAGAACCAAGTGTACTAACAACTACACCGATCTGAATTACGGGGTCGTTTCGTTTGGCAACAGGAAATCCGCCACCTACGCTCATACACTCAATATCCCAAGATACGATGCGAAAGGGGGCGTAGGGAGCTGGCGGGTTGGAACATAGACTTACATCCATCCAATCACATTCTAGAATAGACTGTTCGGTTGGATCCAACTCGTCTTCCTCTACACCCTCAATAGTCATCCAATTGCATGGCTTCAAGTTTCTCAAGTGAAGGAAACGAAGCATTGGATCAAGATTTGCCTCGTATACGATGGGCGCCGTGTTCCCAAATGGGTTTCCAAGTACATCCTTTCGCCCCTTGTATAAGTCTCGCAGTTCAGGTTCCGAGTGAGAGTTTAGGAATAGATTCTTCACATCACGAAAGACTGCCAAGCATGGCATTGTGAGCTGAAGCATAGGAACAGCCTTGTCTTGTGTGAATCCAAACAGCTCCTTTCGTTTACAACATTTGACTTGAATTGATTCACGAACACTTGGAAACTTGATATGACGATCTAAGTAATCTTCAATGGCGGTTTTTGCCTTCTTTTGAATAGAATCGGAACCATCAGGGCATCGAATATAGAAGAACGGCTTGAATCCTCGTACATCACAACGAACAGACGTTCCCCTGACGGTTTTTCCAAACAAATGAACTAGATATTCTTTTCCTGAATGGTCTCCTCGTGCCGCATACGAATTCTTTCCTCTTGCAACAGGTTTGAACTCATCGTCGCTTACTACAGATTCATTATCATATTGTATAAGATGCTCACTATTGTTTGTGCTCAGGATCTTTTCATCGCGAGCGCAAACATCTAGACAGTGAAATGTGATAGGCATAATAGGGTATGTGCCTATTGAACTTAGGTAGCTCCTAGTCAATTTTTCTAGGCAGATCGTCGTCGTGTTTGCTTTGCCTTTTTGGATTTTTTAGCCTTTCGTGTGGATCGCTTGTTCAGGAACGAGGCGCCCAAAAACAGGGCGGCAGCAGGTGCTACTTCATTGGATGCCATTACAAGTTGAGACCATAAACTTCCTCCATGTTGCCCACTTGAACCACCTCCTCCCAGTTGCATGGGGTTATTACCAGATTGACGAAGTACCTTTGTAGAATTTGCCAAGGCAGTATTTAGACGATTTACAGTTGGTTCAGACAAGCGATCTGCCAGTATATTTGGTGGCATAGAGGATTGAGGGATATGTTCAGAATTATCGGATGGTGATTTTGTATCAGCCATAGAGGATACTGGAGATAATGGTTTCATTGTAAGAATCGCATTATTCGCCTTCTTTGTTTCTAATAAGGACTGTGCTTCAGGAGTTCCAGCAGTTCGTATAAGAGTTTTCATTTGATCCATATTTGTGTAATTAGGAATTGCATTTGTAATCTGGCCTTGAGGGGATTTAAATGCTACTGCTGATCCGTCCTTTTTAATAAGCATGAGTGTTGGATATCCTTCGATTTTTGTACCATTCAGACTACTTTTAGGAAATACATCATCCCGGATTCGACCTATTTGTACAGTTCGATTTGGGTCATTTTCCAGCTCTTCCATCATAGGTTTGAATTTCTGGCAATGTCCACACCAGTCGGCATACACTAGAAAAATAGACACAGGGCCTATGGATATACGACTGTTTAATTCGTCAAGCTGTGATTCATCTTGAATATCGACAGGTGGCAATAAAGATCCCATCACTGATCGGGATTTGGTTGTTTTACTTTTCTTACCTGGCATCTCTACTAAAGTAGGTTATAAAACCCTAATTACTAATAGAAACACTACTCCTATGGATTCATACGTAGTAATAGCCATTGTACTAGCATGTCTGTATATCTACTTTTATGTATATACAAAGCAATATTTACGTGAAGGATACAGAACAAACTCTTATAGTCAATCCTACAGATAAACTAACATAGAAATACAATTCTAGGATAGAAATTCGTTGAATTGTCTACCGTAGAATCTCTTATACAAGCAGAGCTGTCTTTGGACATGGAATCCATTACATTACTTGCAATTGTCATAGCAATAGTATACGTTGCTTTATATTTTAATGGACGAATGTATTTACGCGAAGGGTACGAATCTGCCCCCGCAGAAGAATCAAATTGTACGACCGTACTTGATACAAGTTTAACACAACGACCTTACGTTACAAATGAAGATAAGTACGGAGACTTTGAAGCAGATTTTATATATCAAAACGAAGGCGGTCCCGACCCAACACGTGAGGCAATGAATAATGCACGTCGTCGATTCCCCTTCGACTGGTCTCAATTGCCACCTAGCAGCAGCTATTTTCAAGCTCAACAATCCTTATTTGTAAAAGATCCAACATCTACGGCGGCACCATTCAGGCAAGAAACATTTACAGATATTGAATCTACAAAAGTATTACCTCCCGAAGACTATGAACAAGATGCTTTAAAAGCATACAAATCGAACTTGGCTGCTGATATGAAAGCAACCGATGGTTCAAATGTAAATAGACTTATACAAGACATCTATGGAAAGAAGGGGTATATAGCAAAGGTCGCAGAGAAGGCAAATAATGTATATGAAGTATATGAACTTGTAGAAAAGAATCCTAAAATTGTATGGGAAGATGAGGCTCAACAAGCAAGTATTCAGTCCAATGCGTTAAATCCTACCATGTCTACGGCAGAAATGTTAGTTGCACCCAATACAGTTTCTGATATACATCTTGGCGTAACACCCAATGTAGCTGGAGAAAGTATGGGATTGAAACGACAAACCTATGATAATTACAATCCAAATTTAGAGGGCATATTTGGTCCTAAACTACAGAATCAACAATGGGGATAAAGTTCTACCTCTTTTAGTAGAAGATCCCGATGGGTGCAGTATTTAGTCTATCAGACGTTCCAACAGTGGAAACACCAAATACGAATTCGAATGTAAAGAATAATACAGGATCAAATACTCCTAAAAATAATACAGGAGCAAATGGAGCAAATACGTCTAAAAATAATACAGGAGCAAATGGAGCAAATACGTCTAAAAATAATACAGGAGCAAATGGAGCAAATACGCCTAAAAACAATACAGGAGCAAATGGAGCAAATACGTCTAAAAATAATACAGGAGCAAATACCTCCACCAACGCACCTGTCAATGCTGTAAATAAGGCAAAGAATGCTGTAGTTTCGGCAAAGAATGCCGTGGTTGCGGCAAATAACGCCGTACAAACAACGGATGTAGATCCAGCGGCAGCGGCAGAAGCAAATGTTGCCGTAAATAATGCTACCAAAGCGGTAAATACTGCCAATAAGGCTGTAAATACTGTAAATACCACTGCAGCAAATGGAGCACCCCCTGCTACAGTTAACGCAGCCGCAAATAAAGCAAATACTGCAGTTGTAAAGGCAAATGATGCAGTTATAGAGGCAAATACAGCAGTCAATGCGGCTGCAAATACAACCCCTCCTGCTTCAAATAACGCAAATACAAATAAAAAGGTGAATAACGCAAATACAAAGGTAGAAGAAGCAAACGCAAAGGTGGAAGAAGCCAATGCGAAAGTGAATAACGCTCCAACAGCAAATGCTCAAGCAGGTGGAAGGCGCAGACGCAATAGCCGCAAATCTCGTAAATCACGACGATCATCACGCAAATATCGCAAGAACTAAGTACTCAAAGAATGGCCACTATAAAGTAACTAAGAACATATGTCTATCTTCTTAGATACACGAGAACACGGTCTAATCCCGTTGTTGCCAGATGCCCACGTACAACAACTTCCAGTGGGAGATGCGTGGATTTTACATGGTGCTGAGACAGTTGTGGTGGTAGAACGAAAAACAACGGCAGATTTTGAAGCATCCTTCTTGGATGGCCGCTACAGAGAACAACGAACTCGTCTCTTGGCATATGCAGCAGAACAAAAGGCAAAAGCCTTCTACATTCTAGAAGGCGGAATAAATGGAAAGACACGTACGATACAGCGTCAAGCACTCCAGAAGCTGGCAAATCGATTAATGCTTCGGTATGGCGTTCCAGTTTGGTGTTCGACAAGTCTAGAAGATACGGCAAAAGTCCTACAAACCTTGGCAGATCAAGTGAAGGAAGATCCGAAAGTGTTTGAGGGAACTACAGTATCCTATACGGATGTACAGCACGTAACAAAAAAAGCAAATAAGGATGATCCGAAGGCGTTTGGATGTGCGGCATTGCAACAATGTCCTGGCTTATCGGCAAAGACGGTGTTGGCTCTTATGGAGGTCTTCGGATCTTTCAAGGGAGTGTATGATGCCGAAGAATCGGTCTTAGCAGAGGCCAAAGTGGGTACAAGGAAGCTAGGTCCTGTTGTGGCAAAACGATTGTATAGTCTATTACATTCCACTTAACCCATATGGCGTTTATGAATTGTCTTTGTTTTCAACGCTACACGTTTCTCTTTGAATTCCTTGATTTTAGGCCCATAGACTGATTTGTCGGCACACAAGTCAGTCCTTGGATTTCCAAATAAGCACATTTTAATACGGTGTTCATAATAATATTGTTCATAGATGTCTTTACTCATAGTAAAATATGATTTCTCTACAGCATCTTTATCTAACATGATATATACATGGGTCTTTCCAACAGCATAGGGATATGGGACATCGTTATTTCCAATATTTGAATAATATTCTACAATTACATCATTATTGACAGGTGTAAAATCATAAATTTCGTGACCAATATACCTGTATTTAGAGCCCAATCGAAGTAAAATACTGTTTCCTATACCATCTTTGGATGGCAATCCATCATAGCCCCCTTTGGGAGACTTTTTTCCAATGAAGACTTCATCGGCTTTTACGATAAATAGTTCTTTCGGAGGATTGTATACTTCTGTATATTTTCCATCTACATCTTCCCATGTATTCATATTCTTAAATACGGCAACAGACTTGCCGTCTACATGTACAAAAAATGGAGTACCGCCATTGTCGTGGATTTTATACTCTTTTCCTTTGGATTGTTTTCTTGTGTTAGATTGTTTGACCCATTTGTAGACTCCATTCGAATCGGGTTTGGATATATAAGATCCGTCTTTTCCTTGTTTTACAAGGCCTTTACAGTCTTTTGCATGAAAAGGCGGGGACTTTCGTGATTGATATTTTTCACTCGTATCTTCTTTACAGTCTCCCATTCTACAA